AGTGGCGCTGCATTTGGATTGGTGTTTAATGAGCGCGCCGCGAGATTTATATATTTTCTTACAACCGAAACACGAAAGAATAATAGGATTAGTTGGTGAGGACATTTGTTTCTAGTAATAAACGTAATATTGTTTTTATATTTATTAGAAAAACAATAGTAGTGTAATATGAATAATACATATGACTTACCATTTTCCGAATAAAGCAATCAAGTATTAGAAATGTTCAGTGTATGTATATTGACGGCGATGAATGCTGATGCATAATAGATACAAAGTAAGTATGTGAGTTGATTCTGGCGTGATAAACGTATAGATTTATTTTTTAGCGGATAGTATTTATCCGTAAGGATCAATGCCTTTTTCAGTGAGAATAGTAACAAGGAAAGAAATTTTAACGGGATCAAAGCCGACTCCTTGGGCAGGAATTCCATAAATCATAATATAATAATTAAAGACGGTAGCGAGTTTAAACGTTTTCGTAAGAGACATATTGTTATAACTAAACGTGTTTTGAACGAGCCCGACATTTTTATCACGAAGGATGTCATCAACGCGTTTTTCTAAGTTTGCCTTATCGATTTGTAAGAGAAGATTATCACCATAAAGGGTAAATGAATTGACTGCACCGATCAACGTTTCTTCTGCGATTTTAAGCAAAAGAGAGAGAGTAGTATTATCTGTTTTGGTCTGAATAACTTTCAGTTGAGAAACCAGAATAGTATAGTCATTAAAATTAGAAGGAATATTTTCGTAGGTTTTGTTCGCCATATTTCTGCCATAGTGTGTTTCAATAATACGAAGTATGCTGAGATAGGATGAAGTTAAGAAATCAAGGACATCAGATGTAGACGTGCTAGTACTACTAACCGTTCCAGTACCCAATGAGACCGGATTGATAAGGGATCGAGAATTAGAAAAAACTTGTGAGTTAGTAAAAAGAGATCTACTGAATGAACTCATAGACGGAATGTAATTAGAATAGGAGTAGAAAAAGTATTTGGAATAGCATAATAAAAAATTTACGGAGAGTATTGTATCATACATATCATTTTGCGGTTTCCGGAGGAGGAGGAGGAGGATTCGCTTGGTCCGCCAATACTAATTTTGGATTTGAAAAGCATTTTGGTGAGACTAGTGTCAATTGTATAACCATTTTGTTGTAGGTAGGAAAAAACGGACGGAATATCATCGGCGCCCATAAAAGAGTCTGGATTTTTTGCCGAATGTCGTCCATTGCCAGATGTCGGATAGCGCATTAATGCAAAGGTACACGAGGGTGAAGAGAACGGACTATTGTCGTGAAAAGGGGAAAGTTTGGGAGAAGAAATCGTGGAAACTAGATTGGAAAGAGGACCAATTGGCATGGAACTAAGCGTGATGATATTTTGATAAGATTTAAAAAAGGAATTTAAATACGGTTCTAAATAAAGAACTACCGAAGAGTTTGCTGTGGCAAACGGGCTTTCCATACAATACAATATACAATGAACAGATAATATAATATAGGAACCGTGACGGGACAATACGCATCGTATAAAATTGAAAACTTATTTATGAAGAAACCAATTGTAACAAACAATATATTCGTGAAAGAATATAACTAACCAAAATGAACAAGGTAGTAACAACCACACTCATCCAAGAAAAGATTGAATTGGATATGTTGTATGAACCTCACGCATACACATATGTAGAATTACAGACGAATCGTTATACATATAACCCAGAAGTAGTGAGTCATTTATCAAGTTTTGCAAAGATACACGAATATGATGATCGTAAAGAGTTTAAAGAAGCGTGGCAAAAATGGATAGAAGAGCCCGAGATAAACAATATAATAATGGATGAAGTGGCTAGATTACAAAAAGAGGGATTAGCCGGAGATGTATTAGATCGAATGTATAAGAGTGCGAGGTATTACTATCGTAAGAAGAAAGATAATAGTACTTCAAAGCAGTCGGAACCGAGAAAACAATACGAGGGGTTGCCGCGAACCATATTAAAATCGATTGACGACCACATTTACGCAGAAATAAACGACAATATTATTTTAAGCGATAAAATAACGGACGTGGTTCGAAGTAATATATCGGCGGCGAGTAGTTTTGCAAACTATTGTAGATTACATTATGGTGTGATAAAAGAGTTATTACCGACAAAGGAGGTAGAAAATATAACCTATCGTGCGAATAATTTGCGAGATGAATTAAAAGTGGTAACGGATAGATTAAAGAAGACATACAAGAATCGTTTTTATAAGATAAAAGTAAGTTTAACCCCGTAAAAATAAAAAATAAAAAATAGAAACAAATAGTGTAACCTGTTATTTTTTATTGTCCTCTGAATATATACAATAATGAACAATGAGCAAGTAAAACCAAAACCAAAACAAAATCCAATTATTATAAGTCAGGGGAGTTATGGATGCATATTTCGTCCAGGATATATGTGTGATGGGAAAGGAATGACAACAAATAAATATATAACAAAAATACAGAAAAATACAAAAGTATCAAATCGAGAAACGGCAATCGGAAAAAAAATACAAAAAATACCAAACTATCAAGAGTATTATGCGCCAGTGTTAAAAAGTTGCAATGTGTCATTATCCACAATATCAGAAAAGGAAGTAGATAAATGTAAGATAATAACAAATAAATCAGCGGACACGACGACGTCAGCACTGAAATATGAATCAAATAAATTAAGATATGTAGGGAAAAATAGTATCTTAAAACATTTACTCAACGTGTATAATAAAAGACCAAGTGGAATTGTTCGTACCGTGGTAGAGAGTCACCGAGCATTATTGAATGGATTTGAAAAACTATCAGACGCGGGAATCGTCCATTTTGATGTAAAGGAGAATAATATAATATGTGATGATAATACGGGTATTCCGATCATAATAGATTTTGGAGTATCAATTGACGTAACAAATATAAGTAAGAATGATTATCGCGATGCATTTTATGTATATGGCGTAGATTACGGACCGTGGTGTCTAGAAATAGCAATGATATCATATGCAGCAAATAAGATCGGTGTAGCGGAAGTAAAAACGGAGAATCTATTGAGTTTGGTTGGACTGGGCAAAGAAGCCGAAATGAAAGAATGGCAAGATCAATTGGTGGAGAAAACGCAAATAGATGAAATAATAGCCGGACATTTTAGTAAGAATCACGCAGTGAACGAACTATTGTCAGAATCACAACGAGCAGAATATCGTAGGAAGGTCGATACATACTATGCAACTTTTATAGGTAAGAAGTGGATAGATATGGTGAACGAAATGCAAAAAAGTATGTTAACGTGGGATAACTATGGATTATCAGTTGTATATTTGTATGCTATCGAGACATTAAATCTATCAGAGGAAAAGAACATATCATCATTGTTATTGCCGAAATATAAACAGTATTTGGAAGAAATAATGATGTCTCTGCCGAATGAACGACCGTCGTGTGATGAAACGAGAGTAAGATTGAAAGAGATATTTGGTAATATTAAACGAAGAGAAAAGGATAGAATGAATAAGGGTATATTAAAGGCGTCCAATAACAAAGACAATAAGGAGGAAGTAAATCAACAAGTATTATTGTCTATACATAACACATTACTTCGAGAACAAGCCATATATAAACCGTTAATGTAAATGTAATATAATAAAGAAATGAAACACATAATATGAATACAAAATTCTTATTATGAATAAAGAATGGCGCTAATACTTACGTAGTTGACGAATATAATTTTCCAGCACATCATAATTAGTATGTCTGAGAATATTACAAACAGTTTTATATGGAGTTGCGTGGAAGCGTCTATGCTTATCTAGCAAAGTATGCAATAAAGAAGGAGAGAACCCGGATAACAGTGCAGCCGAGTGTTGGTGTATAGAACAAGGTAATCTTTCATTACAAGATTTGGACAAATTCCAAAAAGCAACAAACGGAACGTGAAAACAATAATTATTCAAAACAGAAAGTATATTATCATACAAAGAATGCTGAGAGGATAGATCAGAAAAGGTAGAGAAGAGAACCAGACGTAAGTGTCGAATATTATGATGATTTAACTTAGAATCTTGAATCGTTTTTCCAAGAAGATGGAATGCAGCGAGAAAGTTAGTATGTGAGCAAGAAGGAGAATAAACGGCTCGTTGAATTTGTTCAACGATGGAAACGAAACCTTGATCAGTATCAAAATGAATCCATGTAGGCGTATCATCGACAGCCAAGATACGATTCGAAAACGAACTATTTTGCGCTAATAAGATGGCATATCCAATGGCGGCGTAATAACTATCCGAGTTCATATTATACATATGGTCAGAAACATCAATAATGGGGATAGAATTGCCGAAGCGCGAATGTTGAAATGAGTTGGACAATAATATCCATTGTTTGTCGAGAATATTTTTCTGAGAAACAACGGAAAGTTTGTAATCATTGGTAGGGTTAGACAAAAGTTGAAAGGCGCGTTTAACATAGTGATAAATCGGGAGAGGGGCAACGATTTGATTAAAAGAATGAGAACCGGATCGGCTGTCCGGTTGATTATTGTCGCTGTATCCAAGACATAAATTGGGTAGTTTCATCTGTGTATATCGCGAAACGTGGTTAGGTACAATATCTTGTCGATTACCTGCACAAAGTTTGATTTGGGTAGTATCAAGTATTTTATTTAAAAAGGATATTTTTTTTCTGTAAAGTCGTTTAGATTTACGAATTGCCGAAACATATGACAAATCGGTGGCAGTATTTAGTATATAAGGTTTATTTTTACGAATCCAATGGAGGACTAATTTGTTATATAGCCAATCAAATTGCTTGTGTTCTCTGGGAATCCATTTTGCAACGTTACTAATCGATTGTCTATGAAGGGGAAGGGCATACATATGTTGAATATCCAAGTCTATGTCGAGTTGCGAATTAATTAAATCACAGCAAACGTCAATCAATGAATGATCTTGGTGTAAGTCAGTATGTTTACTAACAAATTGACAAAGATACTTTATATCGCGCCAAGATCCGAAAGGAGAGGTTTGTCCATCGACACATTTTACAAATCGATGAAGTGCATAAATTGCGAGGGATGGGAAATATTTATACCAATTCCATATCATCAAATACGAGAGTTCGTGTTCCCCTTTGCCGTATAGGGTGTATCGCGTGTGTCCAAGTAATCGATAAAATAAAAGAAGGTATTCGAATGAGGATGCCACATTGTTATGTAGATTTTGTTTAAGTAGTTGAAGAATACG